CTGATTAAATGTACCAGGTTCAGCAATCTCTGGTTTTGGATCACTGTGAGTTTCAGCTTCAGGATTTAAAGTTTCTTGTCCTGGTGTTTGTGTTTCATTTTGTCCATTAAACAAATTACCAGCAAATTCTTTTCTTCTTACATCTAAAGCATCACCAACTTTTGCTCTTAAAGCATCTTTAAAAGCTTCTCCAGCATCAGCATTATCGCCATCAGCTAGTTTGTCTATAAAGTTTTTAACTTCTTCACTCATTATTCATCTCCTATTGTCTGTGTTTCTGGCGAAGATATAATACCATCATCAATTTCTTTTTTGATTTGATTATCAATATCTTCAATTTCTTTATCTGATTGTCTAAGTATATTTTTTCTAACATACTGTACACTATAAAACTTACCAATAAAATCTCTTACCTCATTAGCAAGTTGTATTCTTTCTCTCATCATTTCTGCCTGTTTTAATTCAGCAAAATGACCGTCTTGTAAGAAATCGTATTTAACATAATCTCTAATTTGATGCCATTCTTCTTCAGCAATTACGCCTTTTAACACCAACTGTGTTCTTAATAGATCACTAAAAAGTTCTGTAAATTTCTTTCTTAATCTTTGTACAAACTTAGTAAATTTAAGTTCATCTCTTGTTATTTCTGTTGAACGACCTAAGTTAAATCCTGTAGAGGCTTCTAAACGACTTACTGGTACGTTTAAAGAACGATATAATTTCTTTTGGAAATATTCTATATCGGTAATTTCTCCAAGATTCGCACCACCAGGCAAAGTTGTAATATCAGTGCCTCTTCCACCTTCTCTACTTGGTAACCAAAAATCTTCCAACATTGACATATAGTTTCTGTCATCTCTTATTTCTCCTGTTGAAGCATCATAGACAAGTTTATTTCTATATCTTGCCATTACATCACGTAGATATTGTTCAGCCTTTACTTTAGGCAAGTTACCTACGTCAATTTTAAATATTCTTCTTTCAGGTGCTCTAGCAATTCTGTAAATAACAGCAGCGTCTTCAATCATTCTTAATTGATTGACTGGTTTAATTGCCTTATGTAAGTAAGATAACACTATGTTTTTGTTTTGGTCAATTAATCCTGACGGACAAAAAGCAATTGTATCTGGTGCTATTTTAACACCACCACCTGTTGTTTGTCCAGCAACACCTTTTTCATTAAACATATAATATTCAACATATTCATCTACAACAGATAACATATTTGGACCAGCACCCTCTGGTCTTTTCTTTCTTACTTCTCTAATCTTTTTGATTTTACGTGGGTCGATATACTTTAATTCAGTAATACCATTTTTAGTATTATTTCTATCAATAATTTTTTGATAGTAAATTCTTCCGTCTGTATACCATCTTCTAAAGATGTCGTGTCCTTTTGTATTAAAGTTCATCAACTCTAATACAGTTTCAAACTCGTCTTCTATTTTTCTTCTAATGTCTTTACCGTAAGGTAAATTATCTAATAATAATCTTACTGGTTGTTTGTTTTCGTTTGCTACAATAGCTTCGTTAACAATATCTTCAATTGCCATATCACATTCTGGATGTAAAGCAATTTCTCTATATCGTCTAATTAGATCCGCTTCACTTTTAGCCGTACCCTCCATATCGAGGTACGAGCCAAAATAACCACCAGCGGCGACGGTTTGTGTACCGTCATCCGCTTGTGATGTTGTAAAGCTTTGTTTTGGATCTGATTGTTTTCTTGCTCTTGTAATCGAAAACCCAAATAATTCAGCCATAATTTAATACTCCTGTACTACTACTTATACTAATATTAAGTAGTCGTGTTCGATTCAAAATATTGATATGAGAACGTCACATCAAAAGTTTCGACTTCGTTGTTAGTACCAAAGTTTAATGGTATTTCAGCAACGGCATTAGGGTAAGCACCTCTAAGTGTATAAGACTTAATTGTGTTACCGTTTCTGTCGAGTTGGTCTACAAAAGCATCAACTTGATAGTCAACTGGATTTGTTAATCCTTCGTTGTCTGTCATATTGTTGATACCATTTTGCCATCTTTCGAAAGCATTTCTTAACTTAAAGTTTGTATCGTTAAGAACAGTTATAGTCCAATCAGCAAACGTTCTATCACCAGCAATCTTAACCTGTCTACCTCTAAAAGGTACATCAACATTTGTTAATGTCATAGCAGGCAATTGAGCGCCTTGACATAAGAAAGCTAGGTCTTCTATTTCGCCACCAACTTGTGCGTATCCAGGAAAAGGCATAACAACCTTAAACTGGTTGGCTCTTGCGCCTCCGCCAGCAAGTTTAGCTTTGAAGTCATTTATATTTGGCATAGTTTATTTCTCCTTCTCTACTATTAACCTGCGACTTCTTCAAAAGAAACGCCAGTTCTTGTTGCTACGAATTGTAATGTAATAAAGTTGATGCTTCTAGCAGGTTTAATGAATATCTGTGCTATAAACTCATTTCTATCAATTACTTCGCCTGTGTTGTTAGTTTCATCACATACTACTAAGAAGTCTGTGATACCTCTTCTTCCTTGTACTTCTCTTAGGAATGGCTCTACAATGTTTCTAAAGTTAGCTCTTGTAAATTCATCATTGAACTCAAAGAGTTGAAATTTAGAAGCAGTCGCAATTGCCTTTTCTAATACGATAAACAATCTTCTTACGTTGATTCTATCGAAAGCACTTGGTGAAGATAGACCAGTTTTATCTCCAAACAAGATAGTACCTTGTCCTGGGAATGTAGCCACAGGATTTACTCTTGCCGGATATAATTGATCTCTTTGTGATTTTGTTGGATTATATGCCAACTTAACAGCGCCTCTTATTACACCTCTATTGAAACCAGCAGGTGAATACCAAGCGTCAGCAGTTAAGTCTGTTCTAGCAGCCAAACCAGCAATATCTCCGTTTAACGGTACAAATCTGTACACATCATTATATCTGTCATACTGATATTTGTATCCACTATCGAATACAATGTATGAAGATGATCTAATGTTATTAAAGAAATTAATAACGTTAGTTGTTTGTGTGTTAGAGTTAGTAACGTTTACAACGTCTGATCTTTCTGGTGAAGCAAATACAACAGCATCTTTTCTATTTTCAGCAATTGTGATAAGGTTGTCAATGTGAGTTGAGTCACCATTACCAGCAATTATCAGACCAACATCAACTGTTTCAGCGTCTTGGAACTTCTCGTAAGCAGTTTTTAACTGACCAGTTGATACAGCAGAACCATTAGCGCCACCTGATAGTGATTCACTAGTAGGTGTAGTTACTGAAGTGAAAGTTGTTCCACTAGCAGCATTACCCCAATTTGTTCCTGAAGTATTGTGATCCATCCAATAGATGTATTGTGATTTATTGTATATTACGTTTGGATAGTAGTTATCATCTCCTTGTGGAGTTTTTGCGTCACTAGCTTTTGACATATTAGAAAATGATTCTAATACTGTGCCTGGAACGCCTGATACACCACCATCTTCATCAACGACTACAACGTGGATTTCATCGCCTGAACCTGATCTATCAGATACATACGCTGAAGTTCCTGGAGCGCCGTCAACTTGATCGTAATATCTCCATCTTCTTTTAATTCTAGCGTCATCAGCAACAGCTCTTTTTAGTCCGCCAGCACCTCTAGGATGTTGTACGATACCAATTGAAGTTGAAGCAACACTAGTTACTCTATATTGATCGCCGTCATCAAAGTCTGTAGCAGCACCTGTAGTTGAAAATTCAATGATGTCACCTACGTTTAAGTAAGTTGTAGCATCTGAATCAACAGTTACAGTTGTGTCACCAACAGCTAAGTCGGCTTGATCTACTTGTTGTGATGTTGTTAGTGTTGCTTCATAAGCAGTAGCACTTGGGCAAGTAGCAACTAATAAGTTGTTACCCCAACTACCCGCTGTTCTAGCAGCAAACGTTCCAACAGCACCTTGACCAGTAGAATAATTGTTTGAATAATCATCTGTGTTCTTAACTAAGATACCGCTTGAGTTAGCAGTAGCGTTAAGAGCACTTGTTTGGGTTGCTCGTACAACTCTTAGAGCGTTAGAATATTGTAGAAAGTTAGCGGCACTGAAAAAAGATTCAAAGTTATTTGAATCCGGTTTACCGAATGTATCTACTAATTCCTGCTCACTAGAGATTGAAACTATCTCGTCTAATGGACCTTGGTTGAATTGACCAGCAAAGGCTCCTATAGATGTTGATACAGCAGGAATGATTCTTGTTAAATCTCTTTCCTGTACGAGAACACCTGGTGATACTTGAAATGCCATAGGTTTATTCTCCTCTAATTAGCTAATTATTTTATTGTCAAAAGTCATAAGTTTTCTTATGCCCATAGTCAAAATAGTTTTTTTCATAACTACAGATATTTATAATAAACAGAAATTACAGTCCTTTTCGTGTTACAGGATGCCATACAGTACCATATTCATCTACTGTAGATTCTTCGTGTTCATTGATACCGTCATCCATAAAACCAAACGGTGCCATATCTTGTTCTATCAAATTTTGTTGTTCTTGGTACATTTGATTACGTATATTAGAGTCTGTCAACTCTTTAAAGTAAGGTTGATTAGAAATCCAACCAAATATGACTAAACACATCATTAAATCGTCATTGGTGCCTTCTTCAGCTTGCCAAGATTGACCTTTTTTACTAAATGTTGACATTTCTTCTATAATACCAAAGTCATTTATAACAATCTTATCATTTTCTACTAGTGTTTTGATGTTTGTACAACCTATCTTTTTAATCTGTTTTGTCATACGAATACCTAATTGACTACCACGACCACTAAACATAGCACCTAATATCTGTCCAGCACGACCTTTTTGTGTCGTCATTAACAAATTATCATATTCTATTTCATATTGTAAAGCATCTGATACTTGTTGTCCTAAGTCATTAACTTCTACTAATATATGAGCACTGTTAAAACCTTTACAAGCCTGTTCTATAATATTAGGAAATACAAAGGGTTTAACTTCATTGTTTTTATATGTACACACAACTCGATAAGGTACGTTTGTTACATCATAAATTACAAAGGCAGAATAGTCTTTACTTGTACCTCTAGCCACATCAACTGTACACACATATAAATGATCTTTTACAGGTCGTTCAAACATTTGTAAACCATTTCTACTTTCTAATGGTTGTACATAAGGTGTTGATTTAATTTTATAAGGTGAGATTAAAGTATCAACTGAACCTAAAAAGTCACATTCAAACTCTTGTTGGAATTGTTCTTTTGATGTGTTACGTATTGTTTCTTCTTTCCACTTTTCATCTCTACCAGGAACTTCACTCCAATGTACTTCTATCGGCACATAATCATTTTGACCGTTTTCAGCATCTGTCCATAACTTGTAATAATGATTCATACCATAAGGTGTAGATACAATAATCATTTTTGTATTTTGACCAGATGAGATTGTAGGATAAACTGAACTAAAAAACATTTCAGCGATATTCACAGGTACGAAAGCAAACTCGTCTAAGAAAATAATATTAAATGAACCACCTCGAATAGCACTTGATGATGTAGCGGCAGCCACAATCTGAGATTTGTTTTCTAATTCAATTGAACCTTTGTTCCAGTTAATAACACCTTGTTGTAACCATTTAGGTAAATTTTCATAAGCAAGTTGTAGTCTTCCTAATATATCTCTAGCAGTAGAACTTTTGTTGGCAAGAATAGCAATATTTGAATTCGGATTAAACAACGCATAATGTAAGAGATAAGAAATCGTTGTCGTTGATTTACCTGATTGTCTAGGTAGTTTACAGATTGTAAATCTATTATCGTGTATCGTTTGTACAATCTTTCTTTGAAAGTCATACATCTTAAAAGGTACTAAACCTTCATCTAAAGAAACAATCTGAATATATTTTTCCATAAAGTATAATGGATTGTCAGCACACTTTTGATATTCTATAATTTGTTCTTGTGTATATTCTACAGGAGTATTAATCTTTTTAAGATTAGGATTTCCTAAATAAG